ATAAGGGAATCTTACTGGATGCAGCTTCTAGCTAAAAACATCCTGCCATCCAAGTTCTGGATCATTGAGGCGGCAGACAAGACCAAGAAAGGCACTATCCAAGTTGCCGAGAACGGCAGCGCCAAGGTCATGCTGGACGGTAAGCCAGCGGTGTATCCAAACTTTGATGCTGCGCTAAGTGAGTTGCAGATTGCAGCCAGCGAAGCGCCACTTCAAGAGCTCGAACCCAAGATCCTAGACGACTACAGCGTGGCTGGCTATCCAACCAAGGACAAGCCCTACAACGAGATCTACAACGCCAAAGAGCACCTGCCCATGTATACCAAGACTGAGAAGAGCAAGTGCTTCTACAGTGCCGGTTACTACATCATCCACTTTGACTTTGGATGGGCGCCTGCGTTCTGCCCCAAGGTGATCACCCTCAAGCGCAACGAACACCGTGGTCCGTTCAAGATCCGCCTTGAGATGAAAGAACAGCTGAGGTTGGCAAATGGCAGGAGTTAACACCAACTCGATACGCGCGTTTCAGGATCGTGTCCACGCCATGAGTGTGGGCAACCAAAAAGAGATTCGCCTAAGCAGCGTTGAAGCAAAGAACCTCAGCCACGAACTGGCTACGTTGACTGCCATGCTGCTGGAATACCAGGATGCCATTGGCACTGGTGTGATTGAAGTGACAGTTGGAGGCAACCGCTTCTAAGGCAAATCTGCTAAATAATAGTGTATTATTTAGGAATTGCCAAATGTCAGAATTTAAGCCCACCTGGCTGTATTTGAAGCAACACAACGTTACCCGGCTAAAGTATTTCGGGAAAACTATCAGAGACCCAGAGACATATCCAGGGTCTGGGCTTAGGTGGTCTCGGCATCTACGGAAGCACGGTGATGATGTAAAAACTGTCTGGAAACAACTATTCCATAGTAAGCAAGAGATAGTTGAATTTGCAATAAACTACTCAATTGAAAACGATATTGTCAACTCAGCCGAGTATGCCAATTTGATGATCGAAAACGGTATAAATGGCGGCGACACCGGGATAACCGATGCCGGACGTCAACGTCTGAGAGAACGTGTATTGCCACCGCACACAGACGCAACAAAAAACAAACTCAGAGAATTGAGGGCATTGCAAGAATGCCCACGTGCTGGCAAAACACACTCTGATGAAACAAAAGCACTATTGCGAGAAAAGCGCAAGTTGCAACTGGTCAACGGAATGACTGGTAAATCACAATCAGAACTAACACGTCAAACAATCTCCGAATCTAAAAAAGGGAAAAGTCCTACTAAGGGAATACTTAAGTCAGCCGAACATAGAGCAAAGCTATCTCTTGCAGCAAAAGCGCGGCATGCTAAGAAGGAGATAGTCTCGTGAGCAGACCCAAGCCAGATGTGCTCTTAGAATACACAAACAAGTCAACCTACAAAACAGAGCAGGTCCTGGCAAGTGAGGGTATTTGGAGCGTGTTCCTCAAAGGACAGCCCATCAACCTCAAAAGCTTTAACAGCTTGGTTGGATACCCTGGCCCTAAATACAAGAAGGTAAGCTTTAGCAACCAAGGACATGCGTTCAACTTGGCTAAGAAGTTGAACAAGCTGTTCAAGACCAACGACTTCACTGTGGTTAAGCTAACGCAGGGCGAAACGGTATTCAAAGAAGATGGGTCTTAAGCATCAGCTGGCAATCGCTGTAGCTAGAGCGCTGGGCGATTCAACCAGTGTAGACCAAATATTTCGCAGCATGTGGCACAACCCTGGCAAGGAGCATGGACTCAGACTCACCGAATTTGGGCTGGTTGCACTGCGCGAAAAACTAAACAAGCCGCATTACAAGCTGACGCTGTCTAGCCCCGACATCAGCAGCGTAGATATCATCCGGCTAGAGCGGTTTTTCTCTCAACCCTACTACTATGCGCGCAAGGGCAAGGACTGCAACATGTATTTGTTCGACGGCGACATTGCCACCCAGCTCATGCTTTACAACGGCGATCTTGGACGTTTTCTTGATGCCTGGGACACTATGTCTCCACGACCGGTAAATTACCGCTCTGATCGATAAACCTATACACCTGAGCAGCAATCTCAGTATGGGCTTCGGGCCCGGGATGCATTCTTGGCATCTTGGGCAAATGCGCAGTCCACTCTAATGTGCCTTCATCTGGCCAGCCAATAAAGCGTGATGTGTCAATTTGGTTAACGTAATCTCTACAACGAAGGTTGAACTGACGATTGCGTGCCTGATTGTCAAAGTTGTTAAGGAAGAAATAGTTCACGTTCCTCAGCTTGAGGTAATCTTGCAACAGCACTACATTTCGCAACCAGCGACGGTGCTCGTGTAAGTCGTTGTTGTGGCGGGTAATGTATTCTAGCACTTCACCTCGGTGTTCGTGCGGAGGATAGGCAACATACGTTGGCGCTAATCCAGGCCATATGTTGAAGATTCCGTTGTCGTCACTGAATTCAACCCGTCCAGCACCGGTCCAACTAACAATGACCAAGCTTGGCTTCAAGCGCGGCACATACTGCATGGTCTTCTTGATGAGGTAATCGTTGCCGGCTCCTGGGCGGCTCCAATTGGCTAGCGGCATGTCAAGCCGCTTGGCCAACAGTGCAGGCCAGCATTGAGTAGCAGGGTCTGGCAGTTCTTCCCCGTAGGTGAAGCTGCATCCGGTGGTGAAAAGTGTCATGCAGATATTTAGTGGGCAGCGTGTCGCTTTTTGGCTGCTATTGACATTTTCATTTTTGTTTCGTCGCTGAGCTTTCTGCCTTTGCCACTATACGTTCGATTTGAAGCTGATATTGACATTTTTAGCTTAGACTCATCTGAGTGTTTCTTCCCACGTTGCGCCTCAGATATTTTCAACTTATGTTCGGCCGAGAAAGTCCTGCCGCGCTTTGCTTCTGACATTTTCTTCTTAGTATCTTGAGATTTAGGGATAGACAGCCCCACAGTGCTCCACCTAACTTTTCCATGATGGCAGACTCGGTTTGCTAGCCCTGGATTGCCCCAATGCTCAAATATAGTCAGTTGCTCAAAATCGTATGCGTCTGTCTTACCTGACGGCAGGTAGAACTCAGCCAAGATAGTCTGCGTGTATTCCTCAAACGGATAACTCAGATTCTTGGTGCTGGTTTTGTATACGTGACCGAAATCCTGTTCAGCTGGCACTTTATTGGTGCAACGATAGCCGATATAGAACTCACCACTTGGGTGGTCTATGCGATAGACGTATGGGTAAATATTCATGCTGTTGTCCTTCCAGACGATAGAGTAGTTGGGGTTCCGAGGCCCGCGAACTACACTGATATTTATGATTTAGTGGTTGACTTTCCTGTGCTTGATACTATTATGATAGTATGATGAACATTGTTGAAAAAGCTCAGATCTTCGCTACCGCTGCCCACGCTGCTGTTGGGCAGAAGCGGAAATACACTGGCGATGATTACATCGTCCACCCTGCCGCTGTCGTTGAGATTGTGTGGTCGGTCCCCCACGATGATGCTATGCTGGCCGCGGCCTGGCTGCACGACACGGTGGAAGACACCGATGTTACCATCGAGCTGATCCAAGCTGTTTTTGGCGACGACGTTGCTGACCTGGTTGGGTGGCTGACTGATGTGAGCAAACCCGGGGACGGTAACCGGGCTGCACGGAAGGCACTGGATCGGGCGCACACGGCTGCGGCTCCGGCTCGGGCGCAGACCATCAAGCTGGCTGACCTGATCGACAACACCAGCACCATTGGGCACTTTGACCCGAAGTTTTGGGTTACCTACCAGGACGAAAAGCGGGCCATGCTGGCTGTGATGGATCGCGGCGACCGGACCCTGTGGGCTCGGGCCAACAGCGCAGTGAACTGATGGCACGGCGCAAGGCAGAGGACTTTGTCTGCCTGCGCACCTACACGGTTGACAGGGACGACGCTTTGTATTTCAACATCACTCGTGGGATGATGGGCAAGGCCCGTTATGATTTTTTCAACAACTACCTCACTGAAGCGCAACGGGCATGGCTTGAAACTGTGCGTCACTGGTATATCCACGTCGACGACGACTGGATGAGTCCGCCTCGAGTGGACCTGGAGATCAAGAAGAACGAGCAAGAACGCAGCCCTGAGAATTATCTCATGGGTCTGTTACTTTTCAGTTGACCTTTAGTGCAGATCGTGTATATTGAGTTGTAAGCAGAGGAGAATGATGATGAACATTGCCATTGACATCCGTATGTTGGAAGCCGCAATTGCCCAATTGACGGCGTCACTTGCTGCCGAAACCAATGTGGTGATGGCCGAGCTCAAAGCAGAATCCATCCGTATGCGGCAGCTTAAACTGTCGCGTTTGCTTGAGGTGGCAGACCTCTGAGATAAGTAGGTAGCAATACCTAGTAGGAAAACAAAATGGCACTCACAAGAATCATAGGCGACATCCACGGAAAGACATACGATTACGAAATGGTAATCGCAAATGCCAAAGCCGCTAGTATAGATCGCAGCATCCAGGTGGGTGACTTTGGGGTCGGTTTCGCTGGCCCGTATTGGCATGATCAGGTGGACAAGTTTCACACTGAGAACCCAGACCACAAGTTCATCCGCGGCAACCACGACAATCCCGCGCGCTGCAAAAGCATGGTGGGCTATATCAGCGACGGCACTGTGCTGAACGATGTCATGCTGATTGGCGGTGCGTGGAGCATTGACCACGCATGGCGCACTGAAGGCGTAAACTGGTGGGCAGACGAAGAGCTCAGCACCAAGGATCTTTACCTGCTGATGGACGTTTACAGCCTGGTCAAGCCGCGCGTAATGATCACCCACGATTGCCCAACTGACGTGGCACGCCAGATGTTTATCGCGCCTGACGGCAAGCAACTGGCACACAAGCCTGTGCAATACAAGACCCGCACTGCTGAAGCGTTTCAAGCCATGTGGGAAAGCCACCAGCCGGAGATTTGGTGCTTTGGGCACTGGCACATCAGCCAGCTGGAACTGATGAACGGCACTGCATTTCGCTGCATCGGCGCGTGCGATTTTGTAGACATTGACATCTGAGAGAACACGATGGCACCCGTAGAACACAAACTGCTAGATCGAAGCGAGTTTCGCCAGGCTGTGTTCGCACGGGACAAACACCGTTGTGTTATCTGTGGGCAGACGGTGGCTACTATCTAGCCAATGGTGCTACGCTTTGCGATCGCGGCAACACGTCTGGCTTTCCAATGGGCTGTCACAGTGACGCTGAGGTAACCACCCTCAGCGTAGAAAGCATTCGCGAGGCTGCGGGCATCGAACGCCCCATCATTCCAGAAGATATGTATGGTGACGTTGTCTACGACAAGTGGGGCAACACCATCCTGGCCAACGGAAGCCGCACCAAAGGACCGTTGTTTCACGACGAGAGTGTGCAAAAGATTATGAGCCACCATCCCGACTGGGAGATGATGTTTGTTGAATACGTCAAGTATCCAAGGACCTACCACCTGCCGTGGAGTGAGGGAGTGACGCGTAATGCACGATCTTACGACGCTTACGGGCCAGCGCGTGATTGGGAGGAATATCAGAGGTGGTGCGGTGCTGGCACTAAAAGTCCGCAGTATGGGACCAGCGCAAGAGAGCAGATTGCCGAGCGGCGTCGTCCCAAGGGCCACGGGCGCGCCGGTTGGCGACGTATCCACATTCTAAACGATCCTAACATCCTTGAGATCAAGTGAGTTTCGTAAAAGAATTCGCCCAGAGAGACTTGTAAATTATTGACTTTGGGCAAATAGTAGTGCTACACTACGCAGACATATTGAAAGGGAATAATATGAAAAAACTACTTCTTGCTACTGCTTTTGCTACCGGTATGGCTACTGTTGCAGTTGCCGACGGACTGTCAACTGCTGTTGCAGATCCGGTTGTAACTGCACCGGCTGTGGTTGTTGAGCATTGGACTGGTGCCTATGCTGGTCTCAGCTATGGCCGCACCGACACCGACCTGCTTGAGCCGACTGAGAACGACCTGGGCGGCTTTGCCGGCTACCGTCAGAACTTTGGCGCTTTTGTTGCTGGTGGTGAACTTGCTGCCAACAGCGAACTGGCTTCGCTTGAAGTCCAGGGTGGCTACGACTTTGACACACTGCTGCCATATGTGTTCGTTGGTTACGGTGAAACCAACGACGCCGTCGTAGACGAAAGCGGCACTGTATATGGCCTCGGTGTTGACGCAGCGGTGTCTGAGAACGTGTTCATGGGTGTCAAGTATACCGCAGGTGACTTTGACAACAGCGACGTTAGCTCAACTCAGTTCCGTCTGGGCGTTAAGTTCTAATCCACCCACCAAGCTAAACGATAGGCCGGGGAGACTCGGCCTATTCTCTTGACTGTGGTTTGGTAAATAAACCATATATGGAGATTAGCTATGAGCTCAAACGAAATCAGAAAATTCATCAAGATCCTCAACGAAGCTGTCGAAACACCCAGCAAGTTTCCTTGCACTTTCAGCAGTGCCGACGGTCAATACGTGTTTACAGTCGATGGTGAGGAAACTTTTGGAATCATTGAAGAACTGGAACGACTAGGACTTGGTGAGGCTGGAGACTGGGGTGGAATGGAATTCAACATACCACTAAGTGACAATGGGCAAGCAAAGATTGCCAAGATAAAGCCAGTTACCATAGACAACGCCAACAGAGCATGGGCAAAATACGAAGCCAAAGCAGAGAAATTGGGCGCGGATCCCGACGACGACAAGTTGGTTGAATATGCAGAAAAACTTTTCAGTGTGTTGACCAAGTATTGCGATGAATATGACGAAGATGATGATGGAGAATGGGATGTCGAGGGCGGTGGAGACGACCCTGAGGTCTGACTAAATACACCATAACGGAGATTACACCAATGGCATCAAACGAAATCAGAAAGCTGCTTGAAAGCTTTTCACAAATTGACGAAGGTTACGAGGATCGTGTGAACCAAGTGGTGAGCATCATCCAACAGAACAACAGCGATGGCATTACACGCAAGGACTTTGCCAGCGAATTTGAACGAGCAGCTCGGCAAGCTGGTGCAGTTGAGATGCGCGGTAGCCCACAGGCAAAACGTGACTTCCAAAAGGACGTGATGGCCAAAGTGCAGTTCAAGCGCGACAACAGTGCAGCAACGTCAAACAAGGCGGCTGCTGAAGCTGCTATGGCAAAGCTAGACTACATCATCAACGACGCAGTGGGCAACAGTTTCCCAGACGGCGATCCGTGGGATGCCATTGCACCTCGAGCACGTCGCTTGGGCATCCGCGAAGATGACCTCATCAAGTGGCTGGACCGTTGGGCACGAAAAGAAGCTGGCGTCAAAGGTGGATGGCATGCTTATCTTGCAAACGCATGGGACGACTTTGCCAGCAGTGATGCCGACACTGGTTCACACACTCGTAACCCTTGGCGCTAAAATAACCGGTTGACAGCTCTACTCCATTGCGCTATAGTGATACTGTAAGCGATGGAGAGAAGCATGAAAGTCTACGTGTTGATGGCAAACGCTGTAACGGACGTTGCAGGCGAGTTGCTGGACAGCGGCGGGTTGATTGGTGTGTATGCCACGTTGGAACGCGCCGAATACATTGTGTCCAACATTGAGAACACTTATCTCCGCAAGCAATATGATTACACCATCGAAGAAGCAGAGGTTACCTCTGCTTCTTCGTCGAAGAAGCAGAGGTATCAAACTAATGACTGAAGTCACCCCAATCACCCCTACCCTCTATATCATCATGCGCAGCGACATCCAGGACATGAACCCTGGCAAGGCTATGGCGCAGGCTGCTCACGCCCAGGCCGACTTTGACGAGTGGGTGCAAATGCTGGACGCTGGGGTCTCGTCGCAATACAAAGAGATCATCAGCAAGATCCTTGAGTGGAAGGATGGTCGGGCGTTTGGTCGCACTCTGGTGCTGAGCGGCACCCAGGAGCAGATCAAAGCGTTTGACGCTGTTGGCAGCTTCAGCGGCATCACTGTTGATCCGACCTACCCGTGGCGCAACTACTACGGCGAGGTGTTCCTCAGCAATGAGATCACGTGCGCCTGGGCGTTTGTTTGCGACCTCAACCCTGAGGACAAAGAGCAACTCAGCGTCCTGCCGCTGCACAAATAGAAAGGTTTCCGACAATGAGTCTCACCGAAAACGAAATGTTCGAACTCAGCTTCAAGAGGCCGCGGGATTACTTCTTGCGGTCAGCCGAAGAGCAGTGGCGGATCGACCGGGACGTGAGCTGTGAGCCAACTCTGCTTGAAGGTGGAACACCACGTGCGCCGAATCTATAGACGTTTACGAGTCTGCTGGCGAAGGAACAAGTTGAGCTATGAGCAAGTTCTCGATATATTATGGCGCTGACATGTTTGTTGTTGTCGACATGAAAAGTTTCAGTTTCATCCACTGAACGGACAAGTATGGCAACAGTGCCTCAACTGTGGGCTACAAGAACGGGTGGCTGAACCCGAACCAGTAAAGGAAAAAGAGATGGCAAAATTTGATCAAGGTGGTGGATGCCCATGCGGCCTCTACAGAGAATGCGAGTGCGATATGGCTGAAGTGCGAAAGGTGTTCACAGTTGACGTTGGCAGTATGCCGGTTGAGTTTGCCAAGGGCTATGTTGCAGCCTTCGGCGATCACTTCCAGCAAGTTGGGTGGGGGTGGAACCCCGACGTCACCAAGACTGAGACAGATCCGCGCCAGCTTGAAATGGTTTGGGACGCGCGCGACGCGCTTACTGAACGCGGCGTTGAACGAGCAGTGACGTGGGGACCCAAGGCGGGCGATGGGCCGAGCCTGGGTGACAAGCTCAAGGCCACGTTGGCTGTTCTTGAAGCAGCTAAGATCAAAGGATTGGAAGAGCAGGCGGCTTGGGTCGCCGCTGACGTTGCCAAGATCGAGCGCAAACGGGCCGACATTGCGCACTTTGTTGAGAACCTCAAGAACACCATGATTGCCAGCATTGACGCCGGCAAGGTGCCGCTGGTGAAGGTCACCAGCTACGAGCGGCGCATGTGGGTCGAAGCGGCCCTCAAAGGCAACGCGCTGCACCAGATGTATTGGCGGGAGATGCGCGACTGGTTCGGCCAGGAGAAACTCAGCATCGAAGTGACCCAGGCGCACGATGGCGTGGGAATGGATAGCTGGCTCAACGTCACGCTCAAGCCCAGCGAAAGCAAGGTCGTTTACAGGGGGCGGGCGTGATCCGGGTCTTTACGCATTTTGTTCATCGCGATCTACCTGACCAGAACACTGTCTCCCGACGGGATGCAGCCGAGTGAGAAGCCGAGCTCAACAAGATCAAGATTGCAGTGCGGCTTCTCAACGATGGATTCACTGTGTGGGCTTGGAAGAACAGCCACCGCGTGACTGTGCTTTGCGATGCCAACAGCGTCAGCTTGTTCTGTTTGCAGCACCAAGAGCTGGTCGAGCAGTTCAAGGTGTGGGAGGCTCCATATCCCAGCCCGCTTGAGGCCACCAACCTTGCCTACCAGGTTGTGCTGACTGAGATGAAGGAAGACCTCAACAGGCGCTACGGTGTTAACGATTATCGCAGCTTTGGGATCACATGCTAAAATGACTAAGCTGGTTGCCGAGCACGAGCAGAATTTGCTGGACAACAACCCTACTCCGTTCCAGCGGTTTTTCATGCATGTCCTGGCACAGAATGAAGTTGTTTCGGGCGCCTGGATCCCACCCCTCGCCATAATGGTTATGTGGATGAATGCGCGGGCAGTAGACTACGGTGCTGTGGTTTGGCCTGTATCGAAAGAAGGCGACGGGCATCTCGAGGATGGGTGGGGTGACGTTAAGAACGTGGTGAGCGCGCTAATGGAAATGGCTGACGTGATCGACAGCGTGAATGGTGTCTACGTCAGCAAGGAAGAGGTGGAGGACTACAATAACCGCCTCCGTTACGGTGGGACGGACATCCACGGTTCCGAACAGCAGGATGCTGACAACAGCAGCAAGAGCAGTCAGCGATCTCATTTGTTCACCTTGAACTCAAGGGTGCTGCCGTCACGGAAGGTGATGAAGCCCGACTTCCAGCCCAGCTCGTTGCGGTCGTCATACACCACCTCGTAAGCGTATTCACTCCGGATAGCGTTGTCGATGCTGGCCGCCACAGTGGGCAACGACTTGGGGTTGACTGGAATGAACACAGCCAACTCAGCGATGCTGACAGCCCCAGGCCATTCAGCGGGACGGGTAGTGCTCACCTAGGCGAGGTCGATTACTTGCGTCATGTTATGCTCCAATCCAGCTGGGGGATTTCATTCCGGCAAACACGTTGCCGCGCGCGAAGTTTTTGGCAGGTGCAGCCCAACCAGCAGCTTTGAGAACGTCGCCACGGTTGAAACGGCCTTCCGCTTCTTTGACGATGAAGCCCCACACGCCCCTGCGGGTGACGATTTTGATGTATTTCTTGCCTTCAACAACCTCAACGCCGTTGCAGAACTCGTCGCGCATACGCGCGCTAACAATGCCGGACCGGCCAACGTAGTTGGCTTTGATCGCTTCAACAAGGGCCGCAATTGGTGCTTCAAACTCGGGTGTCATCTGTGCATCTCTCCGTTGCCTACATTTTAATATAGCACGGTTCTGCGTATGGTCAATTGATTTTTTTGATCAGCTTGCGATCTTGCCAAGGAATCTGTCCTGGCACCATCTCATTGGTGCTGTATCGTCCAGCATCAGGATGGGGCGTCATGGCGCGCAGGCGTTCACGCCGAAATACAAGTATTGCGAATACATGTTCGGTCCTGAAAAAGCCATGGTGTGTGTCTTTTTCACCAAATAGAGGTTGACCGCACACACAGATGTGCTATTGTTAACTGTAGACGATGAAACAAGAGAGAGATCGAAAATGGCCAAAGCTACCGCCCCTGCTGTTGAAGTTTCCGACGTTGCTGCTATCATGACCGAAGCGTTTGCCGCGGCTGCCGAAGCCAGTGCTGCGATGCTTGCGCGCATGGGCGGCGAGGACCGCGGCGCCTGCGGCTTCGGTTGGGTCGACATCTACGGTGTCAAGCTCAGCACCAGGCTGGGCAAGGAAATGGAGAAGCACGGTGCGCGCAAGAGCTACACCGGTGGGCTCCAGGTCTGGGACCCCGGCAAGTGGGGCGGGCAGAACGTGGACGTGAAAGAGGCTGGCGCCACGGCGTTTGCCAAGGTGCTTTCCAAGTATGGCTTCACTGCCTACAGCAGCTCGCGTCTGGACTAAGCGGATGCCCAAACTCCGCGTTTTCAAGACACAACAGACTGCCCGCTTCGGCAGTGCGCAAACAAGGGTTGCATTTGATGGATCACACCATCGTGCCCCATTGCAGTGCTGCCGGGACCGGCTTCGCTGTCGAGTTTGTTGTTGAACTGCCCGAGGAGCTGGTCGAGATCACAGGCCGTGGCTTTTTTGCAACGATGAAGAAAGTCAATCCGGCGTAACGCACGACCAGGTTGACCGCACACACAGATGTGCTATTGTTAACTGTAGACGATGAAACAAGAGAGAGATCGAAAATGGCCACTACCGAATCCCGCACCATCACTTCCGTTGAAGCACGTTCGTTGCTGATGCTCACCGCTGTCAAGCGCAAGCGCCCCGTGTTCCTGTGGGGACCTCCGGGCATTGGCAAATCCGAACTGGTTCACGACATTGGCGCTGAACTTGACGCGCTGGTCATCGACCTGCGTATGGCGCTGCTGGACCCGACTGACGTGCGCGGTATCGGTTTCTACAGCCCGGACACCAAGACCATGCAGTGGGCTCCGCCCAACGACCTTCCCAGCCAGGAAGTGGCTGCGAAATACAAGCACGTCATCCTGTTCCTGGACGAGATGAACTCGGCTCCGCCGGCTGTGCAGAGCGCTGCATACCAGCTGATCCTGAACCGTCGCGTTGGTCAATACGAGCTGCCCGACAACGTTTCGCTCATCGCTGCTGGTAACCGCGAGACGGACAAGGGTGTGACCTACCGTATGCCGGCGCCGCTTGCCAACCGTTTCGTTCACTTCGAAATGCGCGTGGACTTCGACAGCTGGCTCAACTGGGCTGTGACGCACGACATCAACTCGGACGTCATTGGCTACCTGTCGCAGCACAAGGGCGACCTGTTCGACTTCGACCCGCGTTCCAGCTCGCGCTCGTTTGCTACTCCGCGTTCGTGGACGTTCGTGAGCGAGATCCTGGCAGAGCGTGACCTGGCTGAAAAGCAGGTTGTCGACGTGCTGGCGGGCACCGTGGGCGAGGGCATTGCCCACAAGTTCACTGGTCACCGCAAGTGGTCGGGTCAGCTTCCGAGCGCTGCTGACGTGCTGGCGGGCAAGGCCCAGAAGCTGAGCGTCAAGGAGATCAGCGCCCAATACACGCTGATCGTCAACCTGTGCTACGAGCTCAAGGAGCAGCATGTCCAGATCGGCAAGACCGACAACGCTGCTTGGCACGGTATGGTGGACAACATGCTCCGCTATATCATGGACAACCTGGGCACTGAGCTGATCATCATGGGTATGCGCACCGCGATCCTGACCTACCAGCTGCCGATCGTTGCCCAGAAGACCAAGCACATGGGCGAGTTCAACCAGCGTTACGGCAAGTATATCCTTGCTGCCATGCAGTGAGCCGATAAGTATTAGTGGGGCCCACGGGCCCCACTATCCTTGGAGTAAACAGTTGCAGAAAATCCTAAAACTAAGAGAGCTAGTTGAACTAGCCAAGCTCACCGAAGAAAGTGATCCTATTGATTGGGATCTGGTCAACATAGCGCCCGACACTGCTTATGGAATGATGGCTGCTCATGTGATTGACATCGTAGAACACCTAAACGCCGAGGACCGTGAAGTGGTAATGATGAGCGTGATGGTCAAGCTACTGGTAGAAAATCTCGTGTTAAACGTTGCGCTGGCAGAGTGGGACGAAGAATGAAGCTGGTCAGCAACGAATACCGCAGAGTCCTTGAGGCAGAGCACGCCGCAGGACCGTGGGGAACCATGTCGCTCCAGCTAGCACCGCGCGTAGCCGAGTTGATGCTCGCAGCAGGCGCTAAGACCGTGCTAGACTATGGTGCAGGCGCTGGCAATCTCTCTGTTGCGCTGGCAGAGATTGCACCCGATGTCACAGTCATCCCATACGAACCAGGCAAGCCCGAGTGGGCTGCTATCCCAAAGCCAGCTGAGTTTGTGGCCTGCATTGACGTGCTAGAGCACGTTGAGCCAGAGTTGGTCAACAATGTGCTGGATGACCTACAGCGAGTCACGCTGAAAACTGGCTTGTTCAACATTTCACTGCGCCCAGCACGTCGCGTCCTTAACAATGGCTGGAACGCCCATATATCGCTGCTCACTGCCGACGACTGGTTGACCCGGTTGAGATCTCGTTTCGATGTGTTAGATGTTCAACACAACCCGGGCCCAGAAGAGATCACTGTTGTAGTGGCACGAAAGTAATTGACATAACGCTGCAACCTGCTATATTACTATGGTAACACACGGAGAAATGCTATGAGCAAAAACGGTTCGATGACCAAAGGGAAATACAAGGCGCTGCCATACGATGCGGCGCGTGACGCACGAGCACGCGATCGTTTGATCCAAGCGCGTGTTGTGATGTTGCTCAAGCACGACTTCTGGGGCAAGATTGCAACCCGTATGCGGCTGATCAACGCCGACGAGTGGTGCAGCACGTTGGCAACTGACGGACGCGACTTCTACTACAACAGCGAGTTCGTGCTCAGCCTTGGCAGCATTGACAAGGTTGTGTTTGGCTTTGCCCACGAAGTGCTGCACTGCATTTACGACCACATTCTGCGTGTTGGCGACCGTGACCGCAAGCTCAGCAACATTTCCCAGGACTACGTCATCAACGCCGACCTCATCCACAACGGTGTGGGCAAGGCCATCGACGAGATCCAGATCATTTACGACAAGAAGTATTACGGCTGGGGCTATGAAGAGGTCTACGAAGACCTGATGAAGAACGTGCAGAAGATCAACCTTGACGAGCTCATGGAGATGCTGCTGGACGACCACCTTGATCCCGGCCCAGACGGTGATGGCGACGGTGAAGAAACCGACAAGGACGGCAACAAGATCAGCAAGCGTCGTCCGCAGTTCACCAAGGAAGAGCGTGACGCGATGCGTGACGAGATTAGCGAGGCTGTGCTGGCGGCTGCGCAGGGCAGTGGTGCTGGTAACCTTCCGGGTGGCATCAAGCGCATGATCGAGAAGATGACGGCGCCCAAATTGGACTGGAAGAGCCTGATCCAGATGAAGATTCCGTCGCTGGCGAAGAAC